TGTTCTACGAAGAGGTCGTGATCAGTGTCCCGCGCCAGAGCGGCAAGACCACGCTACTGATCGCGCTGATGGTGTGGCGTTGCCTGCACATGTGTCGCCGGCTGGGCACACCGCAGACGGTCACGTATCTGGCGCAGACGCGCAACGCTGGCCGGTTGAAGCTGGAGCGCGAGATCATCCCGCTGGTGCGTCGGGCGACCGGGCTGCGTGAGGTGCCGCACTCGCGGGCCCGTCCGGAGCGCGACACGGACTGGAAGCCGTCGCTCAACAACGGCAGTGAGCACATCCTGTTTGGTACCGGGTCGTTCTTGCAGGTGGCGGCGCCGACCGAAACCGGGTCGCATGGTGACGTGCTCGATATGCCGGTGATCGATGAGGCGTTCGCCCATCAGAACGACTTGGTAGAGCAGGCGGTCGATGCTGCCACGATCACCCGCACGAGTGCGCAGACGTACATCATTTCGACGGCTGGCAACGCTCGTAGCGTGTTCTTCTGGCGTAAGGTGCTTGCCGGTCGGCGCACGGTGACTGAGGGCCGGCCGTCGCGTTCGTGCTACCTGGAATGGTCGCTGCCGGATGATGCCGACTACCACGATCCCGAGCAGTGGGCGCAGTACTTGCCGGCGCTGGGGCACTCGATCAAGGCTGCGAAGCTGGCGACGCGACTCGACAAGGCGCTCGCCAACCCTGACGAGGTGGACGATGAAGGGTACGAGCCGGGCCTGCCTGGCTTCCTTCGTGGGTACATGAACCGGTGGGTGGACCCGCCGCAGTTGACGCACGAGGTGCGCCCGTCGGAGATTGCGCCTGAGGTGTGGATGAGCTCGACGCTCGTGGATGCCGGTTCGCAGATCGTCGGCCCGTGTGTGATCGGCGTGGGTGTCGGCCTGAATGGTCTGTCGGCGTCGTTCGTGGTCGCTGGTCGTAACGCTGCCGGGCGGGTGCATGTGGAGACGCTGGTCCGTGATGCTGAGCTGTGGCGGTTCGAGGCTCGGTTGCGTGAGTTCGTGCAGACCTGGCAGCCGTCGTCGGTCGCCTGGTACAACAACGGGCCGTCGCGGGCGTTCGCTCCGGAGATTCAGCGGGCGACCGCACTGTGCACCACGTCGTCGCCGGTGCCGCTCAACGGGCTCGAGTGGCGTGCAGCGTGCGCGGCGTTCGTGCGTGCCGTCGCTGATGCGCAGATCGTGCACCTCGGTGATCTGCTGCTGGAGGATTCGGTGCGTGGTGCGTTCCGCCGTGAGGTGGGTGACGGGTGGGAGTGGGATCTTGCCGGCGCCCGCACTGACATCACGGCGCTGTTGGCAGCGACGGCTGCGGTGCGTGCGGTCGAGACGCTGGCCGAGCCCGAGAAGCATCAAACATGGTTCTACTGATCGGAGCGTGGTGAATGGGTATCTTCCGTCGCTCTCGCCCGGTTGATCAGGTGGAGGATCGCACAGCAACGCTCGGAGCGTTGCAGGCGATCATCGATCGCAGCAACATGACCGCCGCCGGCGTCTCGGTCACTCAGGAGAGTGCACTGTCGTCGTCGGCTGTGTGGGCCTGCCTGGAGTTGATCGCTGGCGTCGGTTCGACGTTGCCGCTTGACGAGTTCACGACGAAGGCCGGCACGCAGGTGGCTGTGAATCTGTCGGCGCTGTTCGCTGATCCTGACCCTGACCCGTCGATCACGGCGGTGGCGTTCCGTGCGCAGATCTTGCGTAGTGTTGCCGCTCGTGGCAACGCGTACGCTGACCTGCTCGGCGCGGAGATGGGGCAGCCGACCGGTGCGGTGACGATCCACCCGGACCGGGTGCGCTGGGACTGGGATCGCACCGAGCGCCGCTACCGGGTGTTCGTTGATGGCAAGCTGCGCGAGCGTTGGCCGTTCGGTGACCTGTGGCACTTCGCGCTGTTTCAGCCGCCGGGTTCGCCGATCGGTCGCAACCCGATCGAGGTGCAGCGTCAGACGATCGGCGCATCGTTGGCGGCGCAGCAGTTCGGGGCCCAGTTCTTCGACTCGGGCGGGCACCCGACGGTGATTCTCAAGATGCCCGGTGCCGACCCTGGTCCGGAGGAGGCGAAGGCGCTCAAGGCGCGCATCGTCGACACCACCCGTGGCAGCCGTGAGCCGATGCTGATGCCGAACGGCTGGGAGATGGAAAAGGTCACCATCCCGCCGGAGGATTCGCAGTTCTTGGAGACGCAACGGTTCGGCACCGAGGAGATCGCCCGTGCGTTCCTCGGCGGGTTCCCCGAGCTGATCGGCTCGACCGTGTCCGCTGGCGGTTCGCTCGAGTACGTGAACCGCGAGCAGCACATGGCGAACTTCATCGCCTTGTCGTTGTCGCCGAAGTACCTGATTCCGTTGGAGCAGGCGTTGTCGGCGTTGGTGCCCGCTGGCCGGTACGTGAAGCACAACGTCGACGCTCTGCTCCGGAGCGACCTGAAAGGCCGCTACGAGTCCTACGAGCTCGCCGCTCGCACGTCGGATCTGATGGGCGCGCCGCTGATGACTGTCGACGAGATGCGTGCTCTGGAGAACCTTCCACCCCTGACCGACCAGCAGCGCGCGGCGTTCGTGCCGCGCCCTGTGTCGCCTGCAACGATCGGAGGCCGCTGATGCGTGACCTACTGACCCGCTCACTTCCTGATGCCGTGCGCGAGCGTCTGGCCGCCGACTCGGCCAAGCTGGTCGCCGGCGGGATCGCCGCCCGCAACGGTGGCAACATCGTCGAGTCGCGCGGCTACCAGATCGAAGCCCGCGCCAACGATGACGGCACCTACCACGTGTCCGGCTACGCGACCACGTGGGACACCTGGTACGACGTGGCTGGCGGCGCGCCGTACGGCTGGTCCGAGTCGATCGCGAAGGGCGCGGCAACGAAGTCACTGGCAGAGCGCGACGACGTGCGGTTCCTGCTCAATCACGAGGGGATGCCGCTCGCTCGCACGAAGTCGGCCACGATGACCCTCACCGCCGACGACATGGGCCTACTCGTCGACGTCCCATCGCTTGACCTGCGTAACCCGTCCGCCGCCGAGCTGCAATCCTGCCTCGATCGTGGCGACGTGGATCAGATGTCGTTCGCGTTCATGGCGGTTCGCCAGGAATGGAACGAGGACTACACGACCCGACGCATCCTCGAGGTTCGCCTCTTCGACGTGTCCGCCGTGACCTACCCCGCCAACGAGGCAACGATCATCGGCCTGCGCTCCACCGAGCCGCCGGCCGAACACACCGAGAGCACCGATCGCGGCATGTCGCTGCGCCTTGCTCTCGCGCTGGCCGAATCACTCGGCTGACACCCCCGGCAGCCCGCCGGAAGCACGCCGCCACCACGCCGCCCCTACGGGCACCTGTGGACACCTGCTCTCCACTGCACGCCGTGAACCCAACACCCTCACGACCTCCACAAGGAGCACATCCCATGTCCGATTTCCTCACCGTTCTGCGCACCAAGCTGCAGACCAAGATCGACGAGCGCACCGCGGCCAAGGCCGAAGTCGATGCGATCCTCGCTGTTCCCGCCGCTGAAGGTCGCTCCGACCTGACCGACGCCGAGACGACTGCGTTCACCGAAGCCCGCGCCAGGGTCAACGCCCTCGACACCGAACTCGACGGCGCCGACGGCATCAAGGCCCGCATTGCGGACCTGGAGCAGATGGAAGCCCGCCGCCACGAGGCCGCCGCCAAGGCACCGACCTCCCCGGTGCGGGTGGGCGCCGAAGCTCGCACCTACTCGCTCGAAACCGAGCGGCGCGACGGTGTGAACTTCCTCGCCGACCTCGTGAACCGGCGCGACGATCCCGGTGCAGCGCAGCGCATCCAGCAGCACATGGCCGAGGAGCGCATCCACCGCCCCGGTTTCGAGTCCCGCGCTGTCGCAACCACCGCGTTCGCCGGGCTCACCGTGCCGCAGTACCTCACCGACATGGTGGCACCCAAGCGCAAGGCTGGCCGCCCGTTGGCGAACATCGCCAACAAGCACAACCTTCCCGCTCAGGGCATGACCGTGGAAATCTCGCGGATCACCACCGCCTCGTCCGCCGCAGTGCAGACGCAGAACGCGGCCACGTCCGAGACGAACATGGACGACACCACCCTGTCGGTGCCGGTGCTCACCTTCGCCGGCCAGCAGACCGCCAGCATCCAGGCGATCCGCCGTTCGACCGGTGTCGACACGCAGATCATCGCCGACCTGCTCGGCAACGTCGAGACGCTGCTCGATCAGACGATGATCCGTGAGGCAACGGTCGGCCTGAACGACATCACTGACGCCAACCTCGACGTCGCCTACACCGACGCATCACCGACCGCCGCCGAGCTGTGGCCGAAGCTGTTCGATGCGATCCAGCAGGTACAGACCAATCACTTCGGCGGCGTGTCGCACTTCGTGATGCACCCCCGCCGGTTCTGGTGGCTGGCATCGAACGTGGGCACCTCGTTCCCGTTCGTGAACCTGATCGGCGCCGGCCCGCAGGCTGGTGGCTCGGTGACAGGCACCAGCTACGGCGAAGGCCCCTCCGGCTACCTGGCCGGTCTGCCGGTGATCGTCGACGCCAACGTCGACATCCGCTACACGGCAGGCACCGGCACCGCCGGCACCGAGGACGCCATCTACGCGGTCACCGCCGACGAGGTGCACCTGTGGGAAGACGACACCGTGGTGATCGAGGCGAAGGAAACCGCTGCTGCCGCCCTGGGCGTGCTGTTCGTGGTCTACAAGTTCGCCGCCTACACCGTCGGCCGCTACCCCAACGCCCACGCCCGCATCAACGGGACCGGCCTGGCCACGCCCAGCTTCTGACCTCTGGCCACCCCAACATTCTGATCCCCCTGGTCAGTCGGTTCCGTCCCCACCGCCCGTTCTGCGGTCGGTGGGGCACCGATGCTCACTGATCCCCCGAGCGACGATTGGAGGCCCACTGTGGCCCGACTGGAAGTGTTGCAGCGTGAACGTGCCGGCTACGTGTCGCGTGGTCTGACCGACCGGGTGAAGCAGGTCGACGCCGTGATTGCGTCGCTCACCCCCGCCCCTGTGGTGGAGGTGCCGGAGGCGTTGCCGCCGACGGTGGAGACGGCTGTTCCTGCGAAGCCGAAGGGCCGCCGGGGCTGATGTCGAACCTGACCGTGGCCGCATGGCGCCTATGGAAGGGCGCCCCGACGGAGCCGCCTGACCCTGTGGTGCAGGCTGCGATCGATGCTGCTGAGCAGGCGATTGCCGGGTACTGCGGTCGCGCGTTCGTAGTCGCCTCCGGGTCGACAACTCGCATCTTCGCGCCGACGTCGGATCGATCCGAAACGATCGAGATCGACGACGCCACCGCCGTGACCGCGGTCGCCAACAGCGGCAGCACCATCGCCGCGACCGGCTACCAGCTCGAGCCGGTGAACGGCATCAACGCCGCCGGCATGGCAGTGCCGTACTCGCGCATCCGCCTGTTCGGCACCACCTGGGCGCAGACGTACAAGGGCGAAGCGTCCGTGTCGGTCACCGCCACGTTCGGCTGGGCCGCGATCCCTGCCGCGTACACGGAGGCGGTGAAGATCCTCAGCGCCGACATCCTCGACAACAAGGACATCCGCAACGGTGTCGCCGGGTTCGCCGACTTCGGTGCTGTGCGAGTGCGTGAGAACGCGTCGGTGACGATGCTGCTCACCAACGCCAAGCTGGTGCGCAGCCGTGCGGGCGGTCCGGTCTGATGGGCCTGTCGATCGCCGACATCCGCGACGCCGTTGCCACCTGTGTCGGCGACGTGCTCGAGTCGTCGGAGCAGCGGGTGAACGCGTACGGGTACCCGCCCGACTCGCCCGAGCTCGATGCGCTGCTCGTGCTGCCTCGTGCCGGTGAGGATGGCAACTACGTCAACTATCACCGGTCGTTCGGCACGACCACTACCGGTGGTAATGGTGCGCTG